AATCACAATTATCATGAATTTGCTTATTGCTGATGATTACTTGATCTAAAGAAAGTTTAGGAACTTCGAGATAGATGTTTTCATATCCATCCATAGAAGCAAGATCCTTAATTGCTTGCTCCAATGAATCCATGGTTTTTACGTCCAAATCTTCATTGTGATCACCACCATGATTTAGATTTTGTTGGCTCTCCTTAGATTGACCAGTAGTAGAGTCAGATACTTCACTGTCAGAAGAATCAGAAGATAGTTCAGAGGAATCCACTTCAGAAGAATCAGAGAAAGAAGAATCGGAATCACCACTGGAACCATTCTCCTCCATAGAGGTATTTTCATTGTTAGTTTGCTCCTGGTGTGTCTTACAGAATTTATACAGTTCTTCAGCAAGATTTAAAACATCATCAAAAGTTTCAGCATTAGAAATTTTATTACAAAGTTCTTTTTCAGTAGAATTAAAAGGAATGTTAACAAAACTACCGATCTTAAAGTGAAGATTTACTTTATCGGCAAGGTTCATAGAATTCAGGTCTTCATCAGCAATCTGGAAGAAATCTTCTTCAGATAGTTCCTGATATCCACGATAGAAAGTTTTAGAGATTCCTGCATAACGACGCTTCATCAGTTTCTCGATGCGAACGTCTTCGACCACATTCACGAACTGAGGAGGAATATTTTTTTCTTTTAACCAATCACGATCGGGTGTATAGAGAGCATGTCCAACTTCATGCCCAACCAACATATCATAAACAAAAGAACTTGCCTTTTCCCATTTGGGAAGAGTCAAAACACGAGTATGTACGTTAAACTGAGCAGTCTCAACTTTACGATGCTCAACAACCAAATCTTCCGTCGCAAGAAGTTTAGCGAGATGAGATTTGATTTCGTGGTTGACGGACATTGGTTTGTTGCGTATGAAACTATTATACAAAAGAACCTCGCTTTTTAGGCGAGGTCATATGCCGCTTTTTAAAGTGGCTCAATCGTGCTTTTGCTTGTCGAAGTGCTTGCGGTTTCAGTTTCCGCTTCTGCTCCTTCTTAGAATGATGTTGCCAGTTAGGGGTGTTCATCGGAAATTCCTTTGATTTGTTTCCAATCATTGTACATTGCCATTAAGATCCAACTAGAAGATAAGCTATCGGGTCCTTTCTCAAGGAGTTCTAATTGTCTCTTACTGAGACTTTTCATTTCTTTGTACTCTTTTTTCCAATCACTCATGAGATTCTACGGGAAAATCCCTTTACCTTATCAAATTTTATGACACTTTCAAATCTGTCCTCCATACCGCTCTTATGAGAAATAACAAAAACATTAGCATCTTTGATAACAAAACGAATAATTTTTAAGAATTCTTCTGTACCAAATCCATCCAGGGAACTGTCAAATACCTCATCCATAATCAGCAGATTAGTATTAACGGAGTTTTTGACTCGGGCGACTTCTCTCCAAGTGAAGAGTAGTGCCAGGTCGATTCTCATCTTTTCACCTTCACTGAAAGAACTATAAGAAAAGTCTTCGTGAATAGGTGATTTAACTGTTTCGTTAAACTCTTCATCAAGATGGAAATTAATATAAAAATCCATCATCTGAAGATAACGATTCACCTGCTGATTTATGAACGGAAGATACTTCTTAATGATCTTCGTCTTTACACCATCATCCTTGAGTAAGGAATAGGCAAAATCGTAATGTACGATTTCTTGTCTTTTTTCTGAAAGATATTCAATTGTTTTTTGGAGATTTTCTCTAAACTCTTCTAACTTCTCATGTTCAGTATTTTTGTTTTGTAAGTTACTGGTAATAATTTGAATTTCATGTTCCAAATCTCTGATTTGTCTCTGGTTGAGGCTAATCCGAGTATTGTTTTGAGAAATGCCATGTGTTAGTTTTGTAATCTCCTTGGATAGGTCATTAAATTGACGCTCCCTTTCTTGTTCGAACTCAATAGTTTTTTCAAGTTCTTCATAACCATCCTTAAGTTCCTTTGCCTTATTTTGAGCATCGCTAATTCTATTTAACCTAAACTCTTCCTCAATACTCTGAGTACAGGTAGGGCAGACCGTATTTTCGGTGAAAAATTTATGTTCTTTAGTAATTGCAGATACTTTTTGTGATATCTTGCCTCTAAGATTATTAAGTTTAACTAACTTATCACCAGCGTCCGTAAGTTCTTGTTGTTGCCCAGTAAGTTTCTCTATTTGCCCATTAGTATCATCATTCTCTTCCATATAAATGCCAACTTCCTTATAAAGACTGGTAATCTTTTCTTTGTTGGCATTTATATTGGCATTACCACGATTTTCCAACTCCTCAATAAATTCTTTTTGCATCTTCATCTTATCCTTAAGATTTGACTTCTTAAGATCCAAAGATTTTGTTTGTTCTTTTTTCTCTCTAATCTTGTCTTTGATCAGGTTACTCATTGCAGAGAAGATACGAATATCCAAAAGGTCTTCGATAACTTCCCTGCGATTAGCAGTGGTCAACTGCATAAAAGGCACAAAAGTACTACTACCCAAAATAACAATCTGAGTAAATGACTTATAGTTTAACTTAAGAATACTTTGTTCTAAAACTCTTTGATTTGCACGATCATCTGCTTGTTTGTGCAAAGGTTTTCCATTAACCTCAATATCAAAAATATTTGGTTTGATTCCCCTTCTAATCAAATATTCTCTACTATTAACGGTAAATTCCAATTCAACCAAACAATCTCTTTCGTTAGTCGTATTAACCAATTGTGGTTTATTAATCTTACGAAATGGTTTATTGAACAAGACAAAAGTCAATGCATCAAGAACCGTACTTTTGCCTGCACCATTAGTTCCTACTATTAGATTGGTTTGATTTTCTTCAAAGTTAATTTCAGTTTCATGATTGCCAGTGGATAAAAAGTTTTTCCAGCGAATCTTTTTAAAAATAATCATTATCTAGTAGGTTTGGGGGGAATAACAATATCGTCGGGTGTGATCACAGTATATTTGTAATTATAATGCTTACACGTTGTTATGGCAAGCTCATCATCAACTTCTACAACTTCCATCTTCTTTTCATATTCTGGATCAAACTCCAACATCATTGCATACCTAGTTGCATCGTCTTCCTCCTCAAACAGAAAGAGGACTTTATCACCATACTTATCTTGTACGGCATATGCACCGTCATCCTTTCTGTCTTTTAGAGTGAGAAGAAACATTACTCTACCTCGCAGGCTTGTCTGTAAAGGTCTTGGAAAATATTCTTAATGATATTTTTATCAAACTCTACTTCAGATTCCTCGATGTATCGATTTAGAATCGAGATTGTATTTTCTTCTTCATCCACCTCAAAATCTTCATTTTCATGAATTTCAAAATTCTCAACAATTTTTAGATCTTGTATTCCGACATGATATAGTTTGTCGATGAATTTCTCAAATTCTTTTGGATTTGATTTTTTACGAACAATAATCTTTACAATTTTATTTTCATACTCGGATGCATCAAATAATTGATATGGAGTATCCTCGTAATAGATATTATAAAATAATTTATACGGATTATTGATTTGAGTGAGTTCTAGTGTTTCCGTATCAAAAATGTGAAAACCCCTAGGATCGTTCACATCATTCCAGAACATCTCATATGGATTACCTAAGTAGAAGATTTTTCCGTCGTCACTTCGTGTATGGTAGTGACCAGAGAAGACCTTTGTGAATTTCTCAAAGCGGTTGCACTCCATACCGTCTTCCATGACGTGTCCGCGATGCGCTCTAAATCCGTTGAGCTCAAGGTGCCCCATCGCACATACGCTAGTTGTACTTTTAATAGCGTTGACAGTGTTCTCAAAATTTTCAGCATTAATCCAAGGAATAAACAATACTTTAAGGTTATCTAAGACAACTTCCGAAACTTCACTATACGTTTTTATATTTGAGTAGGTTTTTAAAAGTAACCCAGGTGAATTTACATTATTAGTATTCTTATAATAGCAATCATGATTACCAATAATCATATGCGTTTCATACTCAGAAAGAGGATCAAACACAACACGCTTCGACCATTCTAACGATTGATAGTCGATTGACTTTCGACTATCAAAGGCATCACCCATATGAACTACTGCTTTAACACCATGCTCTTTCAGCGCAGGAAAGAAGATATTTTTATAAAACAGTTCGAAGTAATCGTGAAGATATTTTGATCCCTTTCGGCATCCATAATGAGTATCGGTAATGATGGCAACTTTCATCGATTAGTCTTATACTGGATATTGTCCTTGATAGTATTATAGTCCGAACTGCTGCCAGAAAGCAAGCTATCGTCAACCATCATAACCTCGTCAAATCCAGTTCTCTCAATGATTTTGGTTTTGATATCCAGTTGCTTCTTCTCTTTCTGAATACGCCTCAGGAAGGCATAGTGGATAATCTGAGTAAAGTATGCAAATGGATTCTTGGACTTCTCAGGGTCGAAATTATGGATATACTGAACGCAATTTTCGATTCCGTCAGAAATCATATCCTCACGGAACATGTAATTCACAAAGTTTGGTTTGTAAGACAAGTGCGTGGCAATCTTTAGGAAGCATTCACCAAGATAGTTTGTGATAGGGGGTTTACCTTCCCAGTGTTGAGATCTATCTGCCTTGGTTGGTTCTCTACCGTTGATACTAATGAAACTCTTTTCTACTTTTGATCTGTAAACAATCAGTGCTTCAAGCAACTCCTTGTTATTAACATAATGTTCTGTCTTCTTTTTAGGCATAGCATTTTAGTCATTTATATGGGTTGTTTTAATTATAACACATTTTAAAGACTTGACAACATCGATGATTATGAGTAGAATACCTTTGTTAGGTTTGAGAGACAACTATAGCTACTTAGATATCTTTATTATCTTGAGGAGGTAGTTTCTCTGGATCAGGTCCTTTATACAAATCCTCTAGTATCTTTCTTGCTTCTTCTACAGAAGCAACGTATCCCATTTTATCTGAAAGATCACTAACTTCTATTTTACCGGTAGATCTACTTATAAGTTCTTCTTCATCTGCTTCGAGATAGTTGTTATAAATTTCAATTATTCTTTTATCATTACATTCCGTCATTGTTACAATCTTGTCGTAATTTACAACAAAGATATCATCATTAGACAACTCAATCCAAGGTTTAATTTTTATAACTACACCGTAATTATGATTTACATGTTTGATTATGACCGGCGATTGTAATACAACGACCATGTTGTCGTCATTAGAGTCTATGGAAGACAATGCAAAGATTTCTTCCCCAGATACTAGTTTAATAATTGCGTAGAATTCATCTCCCATTAGTTTTTTAGCGGAATGTTTACAATATCATAATTAAAATTTTCTTCGTTATAAACTTTAATTCTTTCTATTAGATGATTAAGGGTATAATTTCTCCTTGATTTGTAGGAGATGTCATCAGCAATATCATATAAAGTTGCTTTTGTTTTGTTATTGCCTTTTCTGAGAACTCTTCCAATACTCTGCAAATTTCTAATTCTGGATTTTGAAGGAGAAGCAAAAATAACATTGTGGAGATTCTTAATGTTAATTCCTGTAGAGAATGTGCCGTATGAAGCAACAATAATTGCGTTGTTCTCCTTCTCAGTAATCTCTCTTACTTTTTCTCTATCTTCTGTTGCAACACCACCATGAACAAAAAATACATGACGATTATCAACAGTACCATTATTTATTAAATCAAATAGCGGTTGACCATGACCTTCTACTCTTGAGAAGAGGATTAAAGTATTTCCTTTTAAATCAAGGGCAAGGTTACGTATAAATTTGTTTCGTCGTTCGTGGTTGATAATATACTGAACTTCTTCTTCAAAATTCTCAAATTTATGCGCTGGGTGCTTCAGTAGAAGCACGTTAATATCCAACTTTGCAACATGACCTTTTACCATCAGTTCTTCTGTTCTGATGATTTTGTATGAAGGACCAAATAATCCTTCCAATACCCATTTGTGAGTTTGAGTACCGTCTAATGTTCCTGTAAAACCGTAACGGAATTTTGCATCCGCAAGTTTTGACATTATAGATATTAATGACTTACTTTTGAACTGGTGTGCCTCATCC